TAATTTATTTGTCTTTCCATGAGGCACTGAACCTACTAATGTATTAACTACTTTTACGACTCCATATGTTGTAAGTGCACCAATTCCAAATAAAGGATTAATTGCAAAAAACATACCTGCCCTTACTCCAGCTATTTTTACAATTCTGTCCTGAAACTTATCTCTTGCAATAGTTTTCATCCAATGTTTTCCTCCATTTGATACAATTCTATTTTCTTGAGATTCTGATAGGTCCCATCTTAATCTTCTATTTTTTGAATATAATTTAAAAATGTTATATCTATCATCTTTTTTCTTTAGTTTCTTTCTCCTCTTTTTAATTAACTTCCATGGCTTATCTGATCTCATTATTCGATACATTGGGCTGTTCTTTCCTAACATATCTGTAACGTATTTATTATAATCTTTTGGTAACGTATTATATAATGCTCTTGTTTCTTGAACTAATGCGGCTACTCCAGGAAATATTTCTAGTATATCATCTTTGATTGTATCTATTTGACCTTGGTATATTGCCTCTTCTACTAACGATTTGTATTGTTCTAGATCATAATATGCAACAGATCCTTTTGGTTCATATTTTTCTAATTCTGGTATATTGAATGGGCGGCCGCCATTAGTATAATTATCTAGATATTCAATATATTCTCGTTTATCTAATCCAGATCTACCATCAGGTCTTACACCAGACTCTGCTGCAGCTTGTTCATCTGCAAATATATCTGCTCCATCTGCTTCGACAATATGAGAAAATAGTGACCATAATGGATCATTTTTACCATCATCTGATTGTATATCTGTTTTTCCTCCTAGATTGATTACAGTAATTGCACCGGCCTTAACTAATAAATTTATTACACCTCTTTTTCCATATCTACCCTGTCCTTCTTGATATTGAGTTAATGCCATCTTGCCTTTATCATCCAAAAACTGAGGATTGATTTCTGCATATAACCTCATGACATATGTATCTCTTACTTGTTTCCAATGACCATTAATCATCATACGTAATCCAAATACTGCGTCATCATATTGAACATCTGTATCTCTACCAACTTCAGATGATATATATCCATCCTCTCCTGTAGGCCAGTCTAAAATGATCATCTTACCTTCATATTGTTCTCGAAATTTTTCTCGAGTTGTCTGATCCATAAATGCTTGATCAAAATACATATCTTCTAAATCTTCTTGTTGATATAAATCAACTCTAGGACCTAATGTTGCTTCAGAAATATTTTTTCCTCGTATTGATAATGGTTTTATATAATCAGCTGGATCTCTTTTAAATGGAGCTTTAACTTCATATTCTGAACGAAATCTAATAGAAACATTCCATTCGGCTGACCTATCTCTTACAATACCTTTACCTAGTCTTTCACGAAACTCATCTACAGGTGATCGTTCTCCCTCTTCTTCATATCCGGATGCATCTAACAATGTATCCTTTCCATCAAAGATTAAATCAAATTGTTTAAATTGTTCATCTGTTGCTGGTCGTACGGCGGCATATGTTAATCCTGCCTCAACCAACATTACTTCTAATGTTTTATGATTTGGTATTGGATATGCAACGCCATCATCTGTAAAGAATACGCAAAATATATCTGAAATGTCATCTAAATCATCTTCATCAAAATCTAAAATTAATTCAGGTCCTTCTTGAATATATAAATCATGTATATCTCTTAATTCCCAAGACTTATTAGTAATAAATAATCCTGATTCTCCTTTTTCAATAATCTCAATTAATTCTTCTTCATCAGGATCTTCAAAATATTCCCATTCTTCATCAATTATTTCATCTAGTTCATCTTCATCTACTGTCGGAAATGATTTATCAAGATTATATTTAGTATATTGTGGGATTATTTTTTCTGTACCAGGTTCAGAACCTTCATGTTCTTTTCCTGCCATCATTGTTCCATCAGGCATGGTATGTTGATATACGGCATATATATCTACTACACCTTGTTCATTTCTATCAGTATCATTTTTTAATATATCTGCCTTTTTCTTTCCTTTGCCATTTGGAAGTTTTGTTGCCTTTGCCTGACTTAATTCCCCATTTTTAAACATTGGATCATTTGGAAATTCTTGTTGCATTATTTGTAACAATAACTCTTCGTTAGATGCTGTACCTTGTTCTTTGTTAGATTTTTCTGTATATCTATTTCCCATATTATCTCACCACCTTAAAATAAAAGTCATCAAATGTTTGTACATCTTTTGTTCTTATACACTTTAGTTGTATCTTATAATATCTTTCTGGCATGAATGAATCCATTCTCAAATCAAAATAATTTCCACTTACATCACTTGATATTTTAGTTTTTGATGCACCATATGTTGTTTCATCTTTTATAATAACATCATTTGTCACTGAATCAAAAATTGAAAATGAACTTGATACAGGAAGTCTTTCATCTGTTTTATAGAAAGATGCTGTAGAATATGTTTTTGTTGGATAATCTGGACGAACACCTATTCTAAATCTTGCAACCTCTGATGTTTTATATTCATTTTTAATATTTTTAATATATGGTACATATACATCAGATGTTATATTATGTGTATAAAGAGAATTAGAATTTAGATCATCCCAACATACTTCTAATCTTGGAATATATATTGTATGAGATTCTCTACTAAAAAATTGTAATTTACCTAATACTTCTCCTGATATTTCATCAGCTGAAGGACGTTTTATTATAAATCCATTGTTAGGGATCATTCCTGATATTGAAGCGCTAATGATACGAGTCACATTTATTCTTAAATCAGGCGACTCGTTTTGAAATGATTGAGTTGCTTCATATAAATTATCAGACCCTGTTAACCATGTACCACCACCTATTGTAGTTTCTGTAGTACCCATTTGGCCTACGCTATCAGCTGAGCCTGTCATCCAGTAATCTAAAGCATCATCACTTGTTCGATAATACCAAGAAGCTCCATATTTTTGAATAGGAGAATCAGAATAATTTCCTCCTCCGTTTGTCCATGATTCAGATATTGGATATGCATTTATATCATATGATTGTAATAAATCTGTTGCATTTGCTGCATATAACCTAAGATATGCTGATGCAGATGTAGGTACACTTACATCAAATGCTGGTATGTCTCCGTTAGACACTGCAGTTTGTATTTTTGTAATTTCACTACCAAAATCAATTAAGAATCTACTATTATATGTATTACCTTGTATTTCTCCTCCTAATTTTGAACCTGATGCAATTTTTGTTAGTTCTAATATTTGATCTATACCAGTATTTTGTTCTGGATATTTTTCATATAATGTTGTATCTTTTTCTGCGTAAAATAATCTAATCATAATTTGTCCCTTAAGGTTTTACTACTCTTCCTGAAATGTCTGAATTTGGATATTTAATTTCAAATATACTAGGATCTAAAGATGGATAAATTATTCCATTTTTAGTTGCAGAACTAATATCATATACATTTCCAGAATATCCTGCATCTGTATTAAATAAGTTTTTTATTTCTAATGATGCAACACTCTGTACTCCTTCTACTGTGTCTAGTTCTGATGTTAAATTTGAAACATTAAGTGATCCGTTAATTTGCATTCTATCAGAACTAAAGAGTTGTTTTAATCTTTCTATACACCGCAAAATTACTTCATGACTATTTTGATTTGGTCTAACAATTACTTCAAAATCAAGTCCAAGATTTATAATATATGCATCTTTAATATTTATTGCATCTGTAAGTAATCTATGTTCAGATAAATATGTCCTCAAATTTTCTTTAGTTGCTTGATTAAGTTCTGTAAAATATTTGTTATTATCATATCCTAGACAATACATGTTTAATGCTAATGGATTACTCACAACATCTCGTGGATAATCTTTATCAGATGAATCTAATTGTGAATCACCAATTATGTACACCTTTTCAATTGAACCATATTTTGCAGGCATTGAATATGCTCTTACAATATAATCTTCTCTTGTTACCGCTCTATTTTGTGCTGCAAAGGCAGCTGCTGCTTCTCTACGAATATTTTCTAAATTTGGCTTTTCTGAAGCACCTCTTGCTGGTTCTATATTTGTACATGCTATTGATGCTTTAGTAGACTCCAAATCAATAGTAGAATTATCGTTCAAGTAAGTAACGGATTGTACTGCTGTAATAGAATTTACTGGAACATTTTCTTTTAAATCTCCACCTACTGTATAAGTTACTGTTAATGTAGTATCAGATGGAACTAATCCATATGTACTAGTATATAAAAAGTTACTTGGATCAATATCAGTTGATGTTGTACGTGATAAATAATCTAATCCTAGTCCAACATTTTTAGGATTAGGAATTAGTTCTTCATCAGAATCTGATGATATACCAGAACCAAATTGTAATTCAGTTTTTCCATCCGCTCTCACTCGAGTAGAAAATCGCCTCGCAGTTTTTCGTAATTTTAATATATACGGAGTTGTTGATCTATATTGTGCTAAATCAGGATCATTAAAAGAAATATTAGCTATATCTTCAAATACAGTATCTTGTGCTAAATAGTCTACTTTATACCATGTATTACCTGATGAGTCTTTAACTGATAAAATATCTAAAAAGTTATCTACTGGTAAAATAATTTTGTCAAATTGTTTTGGCTCTCCAGAAAATTCAAAATCATCAATTTTAATTTCTCCAGATACCGCTTCTACTTGTTTCCTTAAAAGATAATATGTAACATTACCTGCACTATCTATTGAGTATGTTGATACATCAGCATCACTTATATCATTGAAATCTACAATATCCAAAGATCTAAATAAACTTCCTTCCTCAGATGTAAATGTTGCACCAGCTTCTACTGTAAGTGCATATCTATAATCTGGTAATGCATTTGCTCCGGCTCCTATTGATGGTACTAATTGATATAACTCAATTGTGGTTGTTGCAGCCGAACGCAATTTTGGCTTAAATCCATTCATTTGAGCTAATGCAAATATATTTGATTGTTCTGTTGCAGTTGAAAGATTTGATTCTCTAAATGTTTGGTCTGTATAATATGATAACACATCACCTACATATGCTGCCATTTCTATAAACATCATCCCAGGTGAGGATTCATTAAAATCTTTATATGAATCAGGAAAATATACTTTTGCAAAATTTATTAAATTCTGCCTAAGTTGTCCAAAATCTTTTCCTAAATACTTTACTTCTTTTTGTACTAATCCCATTATTAATATCCTCCTGAATTTATTTGTACTAATTCTGTTTGTGGTGCTACAGTATTTGGTTCTACTTCACCTACTGTAAATGTATTTTCATTAGCTACTATGTTTATTACTAAATTTGCACCAGTACTAATTATTCTAAACTGTAATTTAATTATTAAATCATGTTCTGGTTGTGACATTTCAATTTTTTCAATACTAACATATGGTAACCAATATTCAAAATCTGCATTTAATCCAGTTTCAATTTGAGCTTGTAAATTATCTACATTTTGTTCAAACAATAATGTTCTAAGTTCAGTACCAAATTCTGGCTGGAAATATCTTTCTCCTTTGGCTGTCATTAATAAATTTTTAATATTACTTATTACTTGTTCTTCTGTTGAGTAAGTTGATACAAAAACTGATCCTGCATCTTCTGTTGCGGCTGTATATACCGAATCAACTGATCGCTTACCACTTGGCTTATTGAATGGTAACGCAATTCCTAATGGAATTGTATTATTTACTTTTAACGGTCGATATTGATATATAGGTCTAGCCATTTATTATCTTCCTTTTTTCTTGTCGATAGCTTTCATTAATGCTGAGTAATCTTTTGTCATTAGACCAACTGTTTTAGCAACTTGCTTATTTGCCATATTTACAGGAGCTCCATTAACATCATTTTCTACTATCGGTGCATTTACTGTTCTTGTAGATGCAAAAGAATTAACATCTGATGTTTGATACATTGACGGTGAATCGCTCATTGTACTAAAATCTGCGGATGTTGCTGTTTCATTTAGTATATCATTTAGCATACTATCTTTTACAAATTTCTTTTTTGATCTTACTGGTCTTTGAGATTTTTCTGCAATGTTATGTAAATCCATCCCATGATCAATTACTTTCTTATGATCTAGCTTAGTTTCATTTAATGCAACCTTTAATTCTTTACGTACAACTGATTGTACTTCTTCTCTAATAACTTTTCGTAATAATTTTAAAAATGATTTTGTTTCCATAATTTATTCTTTTATATAAATATTGTTTTGCATGTATTATGCGATATTCTAAACAACCTTTCCTACACCTGTACCTACAGTGGTAGAAACTCCTGTTGCAACAGATGTCCCTGTTTGTGAAAAGGATGATCCAAATGTTGCTACAGCAATACCTGGTGCTACAATTCCAGTACCTGTTGTATTAGTTTGTACATCAGCTTCTCTGATATATGTTTCAATTGCATTTGCTAATTCCATTGCAATTGTTTCAATTCCTTGTTTTGTATTTTTTCTTTGATGTGATTTTTCAAATGCAACTTTTATTGCTGCATATAATTTTGGTTTATTTAACGGCATAGTATTTCTCCTATTGAGACATTTCTTTATATTTTGTAATTATTTGCATTATTGCAGATGTCGCAGCTGGGTTTGGCAATGTTGGTCCTCCCATAGGTGTATTGTAAAAGTGCATCCCTGAATATACTTTTTGCATCTCCTGTAACAACTCGTCAAACAACGTAAAAAATACATCCATGTCAACTGCCCATTTTGGAGTTGAAATTGCAACGGTTGTTGCTCCTGATAATAATATAGAATCTACTTTTGAATTGAATAATATTCTGTCTGAATTTATTACTACCTGTGCTCCTTCAAATGTACTACTTGGTTGAATTGCAGTAGATGGAGGTCCAAATTTTGGTTGTGATGAGTCTATAGTTATTTTTTGATTTGATGCAATTAATATTGAACTCTTGTCTTGAGTATAATCTTCAATGACATATAATCCACCTACTGCAGTATTAAGTCCTGATGTTAATACCATTATAGGTTCGCCTGGCTCACCTGACCATGGCTGTGTAGGTTGGTCATAATCTCCACCGGATACATTTGAACTCATTCTTAATGAATTCCCATATCTATCTTGTGTTAAAATATCCCCATCATATGGTTGTAATGGTGCTACTTCTTTTTCTTCATGACTTATCTGCTCAATTGAATCATCTGATAATGGTTCTCCTCCCATACCTCCTGATGGATCTGCACCACCTCCTGGATCTGCCTTTCCTACATGTTCAAATGGTAATACATTTGTATTTACATTATTATGAATATTACATATTTTAATATAAGAATATCTAGCTACCTTATGAAACGCAGTATTTTGATCAGTTGGAGTTTTTACCATTAATACCTTTTCTCCTACTAACGGCATATGTATTCTATTAACATCTATAGGATATGCATAATGTTCGCTAGTAGAATCATTAGCACCTCGTGCTGATACTCGTACTTTTATTGTGCCTTGAGGTAAATCATTTCCATCATCATCTTGTGATAATGTAAATCCTTGACTATTTTCAATTACTTGGCCTATCTGCATCATTTATCTCCATATCATTTTGAATATCTATAAGTTGTTGTTCGGCTACTTCTAATAACTGTCTGCGTTCATCATCTGATAATCCAAATTCACTTTCACCTGTTACTTTTGATTCTGATTG